AGAACTGTAAAGTTCAAAAGATACACAACTAATTTCTTGTCAGGAACAATCGACGGTAGGATTATTGAAATGGATGGTGGAACTGTTACTGGATTTGAGACATTTTTTACGGATTTAACAGAGGGTCAAATTATTTTTATCGAATCGGACCAACCTAAATTCTATAAAATAACAAATATTGTATCAAATACTTCGATGCAAGTCGAAGGTAATCAATATTGGAATTTCACCAACTCTGATGGCTACAAGTTTTTTGGAACAAATAAACGATTAACCGCTGGTAGTCCTGGTACATTATATTACTTTAATGATGTTCCAGATAGTCCAAGTGGTGGTATTGATGATGGTGGTAATGATATGTATGATGGAGGAAATTATATTAATACTAATTTATCTAGCGTACCGTATACACACACTCAAATGTCTAGCCCTCCTGTTATTGATAACCAACAAGCAAATATTGATAATTTTGTGATGGATGGAACAGTGCAAAACGGCGACTCTTATTTTGGTACCGGATCACAATATTTCACAAACTTGTATCCCGGTTTATTCGTTATGTCTGCAACAGGAACTGGATTAGATTGGTTTGAAATCGATGGTGATATAGGTTCAGATGGTGACGGAAGTGCAGACCTGTTCGATTATACACTAACCATTGAAGGTGATAGCTACTCTGTTTATTGTAAAAGAGTGTGGGATGCTGGTGACCCATCAATCAATCACATATTCATAGTAAACACAATTGACGAAAATATTACCCATGAAGCTGATTTGAGTACTGAGGATGATTACGATAGAATATTAAATTTAAGCGGTGTAACAGAGATACATTACTTACTATTTGGATTAGCTTCCGGTGTTAAACCCTCGAATGTGCAAATTGAAGATATTGTTTCGACTTATTTATCTTTGGTTAGAGGTAACAACATCAACGGAGTTTTATCGACATTAAATGCTAATTATGAGGATATAACCTCAATTTTACCACCAAACGATCTAGGTTATGTTTCAATGGAATATAAAAAATCAAACATTTTATTAGAAACAGATTACATTGAATTATATACTTTCGACACAACCATTAATTCTTACACCAATAATGATTTAGGAGATTGTGCTCTTTATTATCAACAAGACTTTGGATTAGATTTCCTTTTACCGAATAATATATTTACAAACGGAGATGATAATACTGTTGATGTATATAATAATAAGTTCGGTGATAGATTTATAAATAATTCATTCGGGGATGACGTTATAGATAATAATATTCTAGGTTCAAATTTCAGTGGCAATTTATTCTATGATAGATTTAGAGAAAATGTAATTGGAGACGACTTTAATAATAATGTTTGGTATAAAGATCAATTTGATTACAACCAAATTGGTAATGATTTTTTAGACAACTGGTCAACATCTGAAAATAGTTTTAGTAATAACAGAATCGGCAATAGCTTTGACGGAAATAAACTTTCTAGCAGTTCAGAGTTTTCTGGTAATATGATTGGTGTCTTTACATCTAATAACAGAATTGATGTTTATTTTCATTCAAATATGATAGGAAATAATTTTGAGAATAACATTATATTAAATGATCAATTTTTTTCAAATCATATTCAAAATCAATTTCAAAACAATGCAGCCAAAGGTGAATTCAGTGATAACGAAATTGGTAATGAATTCGGTTCCAATGATATTGGCGACTTCTTTAAGAATAAAATAGGTTCAAATTTCCAACAAAACATAATTGCAGATAATTTCTCATATAATCAAATTGAAAATTCTTTTAGTAATAATATCATTTCAGCTGATTTTGGCTTTGGGGGAGTAAGCCAAAGAGGTAATAAGATAGGAAATAACTTTTCAAATAATAATGTTGGTGAATACTTCTACGACAATATAATCCCTGATAATTTCTATAATAACACAATAGGCGATTATTTCCAATGGAACGTATTTAATACCTCAGTAATTGGTACAGACTTTACAGTAAATTACGGAAACATAACAGCATTTACATATATTGCTTTAGGTAATGCAACCCCTGATGGGATATACCTTAATAGGACAGGAACAACAAACGGAAATGGTGTTAATGCGTCTTTTGATATTGAAGTTTCTGGATTTTCTGTTGTAGGTGTTACTGGCGACGCATCTGGTAAATTATATGAAATAGGTAACACAATAACAATACCAGGAACTCAAATTGGCGGGTTTTCAGGCCTCATCAACGGATTTTCGAGTAATGGAATTGGCTTAACCGGAGCTGATGGTTCGTATCCCGATATATTTGCTCAAGGAGGAACAGGTACTGGGGAGAATTCAACTTTTGGTGTTACAGTTGTTAGCGGATTAGTTGATAGTGTGACTTTAATTAATGGAGGCGAAGGTTATTCTCTTGGAAACGCATTAACAATACCAGGAAGTGCATTTGGGGGTACAGATAACATAACCATAACAGTTGATTCAGTTTACTCTGATGATGTTATTATTACAGTCACTGATGTTAGTCAAAACCCATCAGTTTATGAAACCTATACATGTAACATTTTCGAAAGACAAGGTGGAGTTAAAAGATTATCATATTACGATTCGGGTGATATGTTAACGATAACAGATATTAACCAATAAAAGAATTGAAAAATACTTTCGATCGGAAATAAATAACAAAAGGGAATCTATAAAAGATTAGATATATACTAAAAAAGCGAATTACAAATGGAAAAAAATATTAATCCAGAGATCAATAGACTAAATATGGAGACTTCTAAAAATGCTGCAGATTCTTTAAGAGAATGGGCTGGATTAGGGGCTTCAAAATCTCCTGTTGCATCTTCATTCCTTAATGGGGCTACATCCCAAATGCTTAAAGAATCACAAATGCCAGACGTTTCTACAACACCTAAAAATAATGTTGTTTTTAGTTTTGGACTAGTTAATACAGTTTCTGCATTAAAAAATTCATCATTAGGTGATTTACCTGCTGGTAAGATACTTCTTGAAAAATACGAACATATCCTATTAGGAAAAGGCGTATCAGAAGCTTTCGTTTTTGAAGGATTCTTAAATGATCTTCAATCTTTCTCTTGGGAGAATTCAGTATCTGAAGCATTAGAAAATCTAAATAGAACTTTCGAAAACAGAAGAAGAGAAATAGAAGTACTTAAGACTTACGAATCTATAAAAAATGCTCCAGGAAGAGAACTTTTCTCTGATGCTACAGCTCAGATGAAAAACTGGTTACTTGCTGAAAATAAATCTAGTGATACACTTATCCATGGACTTAAAAGCTTTGGATTTAATCCATTGGTTAGAAATTTAGTTAGCTTCCTATCTCTTTATGAAAACGAGAACTCTGGTAAATTCCATGTAGGATTTGATAATAATGTTTGTAAGATCGACAGCCTTTATTCACCTATTACAGTTAATGAGAGTGAGACGTTATTCTATTCATCTGGTAAATTCTTAAAGATGGATCACGAGTCTGGGGTTATTCAAGAATGTAACATGGACGAAGTACCAGAAGAGCTTGCTAATAAAGCTGAAATAGTTAACGATAGAGACGTAAAAATCGATAACAATAAGATTTCATTAAACATTGGAAATAACAAGGTAGAGATCGTATTTACAAACGAATCTAAAGAGGTTTATTTCGATGGTAAAAGAATAAACGAGGAGGATCTTCCACTTGCAGTTAGTGTTTCAACTAACAATCTTTTAGAAAGTTCAAATCACAAAATAAATAAAGCAGTTTACGTAGCTAAAAATGCAGAAGATATCGTTGATATCGATTTTGGTAAAAAGATCAAATCTAAAGTATACGAAAACGTAGAGGCTAATATATTTAAGACTGAAGCAGGAATTTATGTTCAAACTGTTAATCCTGCTATGAGATTAAATAAAATCTATGAAGCTAATGCAACACAAGCAATTAACATAATCAAAGATTTTATTAAGTACGATATCTCTGAATCTCTAACAGAATTTTTAGAAGGTGAACAAGCTTTCTTAAGCGTTATGAAAAACGATAAGAATGAGATTATCAACAATATCGGAGTATTGGAGAATCAGCTTATGAAATTAGACAGAGCTAAGAAAGATAATCCTTTACTTGTTAATTCGAACGAACTTACTGCTTTAGAAGAAAGCATCCATGACGAAATAACATCTCTTCAAGACAGATGGAATCAAATTAATCTTGAAATTTCTAGATTTGAAAGTAAGGCTAAAGAAGTTCCTTCAATTAACGAAGATCTTGGATATCCTATCGATACTGAGGTTAGAATTAAAAGAAATGGAAATAGAGGTAGAGTTATAGGAGTAGACGGAAGCTCTAAAACTTATACTATCCTTTTCAAAGAAGGTAAAACTGGAGAATATTTCTTCTCTGATGTTGAGGATTTAGAAGATGAAATCGATCGTTACGATATTAAAGCTCCAGATCTTGATTTAGAATATACTAACGAGTCAAATCAAAACTTTGCAAATGCTCCTGGTAACAGAGGAGGATCACACAAAGATTCTAGAATCGAGAGTCTTTCTAAAAAACATATGGCTCAGGCTCCTGATAAAAAAACAGGATCTTCTTCTAAGTTTATAAACAATGAAAAAGGAACTATGGCAGGTTTACCTAAGAGTGGTAAATCAGCACCTTTAACAGGAAGAGGCGTTAAATCTAGTTCTGCTAATATGGCAGATCTTCCTAATAAAGGAAAAGGAGGAAGCGGAAAAAAATTCATCGACAGTCTAGAAAATTTAGATCTTGCTAAAGCACCAAGTGCTTCTTTAAAAGGATCTGCTAAATTTATCCAAGATTTAAAAAATATGAATTTAGCTACTCTTAAAGAGAGTCAAAAAAATTCCCACGTCGAGAAAGCTCCTAAAGGTAAATCAGAAAAGTCTAAGAAATTTATGGAAGACGAAGACGATTTTAACTTTGCAGATGCTCAAGGAAACAGCAAAAAGAATGGTAAAAGATTCGCTGAAAATGATAAAGTAGCAAATCTTGCTTCTGCCCCCCGCACAAAAAAAAAGTAAATAGATTACAGATAAATGAGTCTGTTGACAAAGACCCAGACGAGGGTGTTGGCAATAGACTCAATTTTGTTTTAGACGATTTGAAAAATTGTTTAGAAAAAATAAAAGAATTAGAAACTTCTAGCGAAGAAAATGGTAAGATAGGTATAGAGACAATTAGAAATTCAAGGAAAAATTTGGAAGAATTAAGGGTTAATTTAGAAAAGCAGATAGAAAAACTCCAAAATAATATTCCAAACCAAGAAGAATGATATACGTAAAAAACAAAGAGCTAAAAAGAGCTCTACTCGAAAGCAAAGAAAAAGGTCAATTAACCAATGAGACCGTTAAGATGTTTACCCTTATAGTAAACGGTATGTCTAAAACACATTCATACAGAGATAATGAAGATCGTGAGGATTGCATATCCTCAGGATTAGAAGATTTGGTTAAGTATTGGAACAGATATGATCCTGCTAAATCAGATAACCCTTTTGCATTTATCTCACAGATAGCACATAATGGAATGAAGAAGGGGTGGAAAAAAATACATCCACCCAAAGCTCCTAAGACTATTCCTTTTTCTAGAATAGTTCGTGAAGAGAATTCCAACTATAATGTATAATTGTGGACATAAAAAAATTAAAGCCTAATGGAAACTGGCAATCTGGAAAATATACCCCAGTAAATCCCAGTAAGTACATTGGCGATACTTATAATATAATCTACAGGAGTTCATGGGAAAGAAAGTTTTGTCAATACTGTGATATAAATCCAAACATAACTAAATGGAGTTCTGAACCGACAGGAATACCTTATTGGAGTCCTATAGATAAGAAAGAGCATCAATACTTTGTAGATTACTATATACAGGTAAAAAAGGGTGATGTCCTAGAAAACTGGCTAATAGAAATAAAGCCAGAAGATCAATATGCACTTCACAAAAGACCTAAGGAGCCTGTAGGAAATCTAACAGAGAAGAAAATAAGGTCTTATAACTTAAAACTCAAAACGTGGATAACAAATAGAGCTAAGTTTGAAGCAGCAACTAGATTTGCTGAATCTAGAGGATATAAATTCGGTGCTATAAACGAAAGCTTTATAATGAGATGATTCAACCTTTTAGACAAAAATTTAATGACTACAAACTTTCTGTATCTGGATTAAGTTCCCTTCCAGAAGAATCATTTATGCACTGGATAAAAAACTATGTTAATAAAAATTCAGAATTTAATCCATTAAATTTCTTACAAGGCAAGGTTTATTCTTTTCAATATAACGACAAATTAGAACCAGGTAAGAAGTTCATAAATAAAAGACCAGTTATTTTCTTTACTGGATACGACAACTACGAGAATAAAAATATTTTTCACGGATTGGATATCGTATTAATATCACCTGTATTTAGATTAGCATTCTTTGAAAGAGTACAGAGTGTATTCCAAGATCAGATAGAAAAAAATATAAAAAGTCTGGAAATGGGAGAGGGTAGGAATCAATCTCCATTAAAAACAGATTACCAAGTTATGGATACGATACTTAAGGGAATACCTTATAAACACGCATATCGAGCATGGGATTTAAAAAAAGTTCGTGATGTTATGGAAATTCCTTTTGAAGATTGGACTAGAATAATATATCTGGATACCCGATCAATTGAAGGGACCCGGTTAAATGAGATATATAATAAAAATTCACAAGTCTAATGGCTGGATTTACCGACGATAAAAAATCATTCTTTAGTTCTATTATAGACAATATAAAGAAAGTGGGTAGTTTTGGAATGGCATACGAGGATCTTGTTGTAAAAAATTCCCAAGCAGTAGGTATAACGGAAGCTCAGTTTCTACAAAAAGGAGGAATTAAAGACGAGTCTTTCTTATTTGGTTTAAGAAGAGCAGATACCACAACTAAACAGTATATAGCTTACTTTGATAAGGACTATAAAAACAAAAGACACTATTTACAAGGATTTGCACAAAATCCAGAGATTGAATTCATATTAGATACTATATGTGACGAGTCTATAGTTTATGACGAAAAAAACTTCTGGGCTTATTTTTCTTTTATGGAACACGACGATGTTGACGATGAGACATACGAGAAAGTACAAAAAAGATATAAAGAGGTATACAACCTTTTTGGGTTTAATCAAGACATATCTGCATGGCATTTATTTAGGAAGTTTTTAGTTGATGGTATTCTAGCATTTGAAATAGTATTTGATAAGAAAGGAAAAAACATAGTAGGATTTAAAGAATTGGATCCTTGGTCATTAATACCTACTGTCGAAGCTCAACCTGATGGATCTTTCATTGACATATGGATACAATATCCAGATAATCCATCTTTGACTAGAAAACTTTACGATTCCCAGATAATTTATTTAAGTTATGCTAAAGGTGGTGGAACATCCTCCAGAGTTAGTTATTGTGAGAGAATGATTAGATCTTTTAATCTTCTTAGAATAATGGAGCACACCAGAATTATTTGGAACGTAATGAACTCATCTTACAGGATGGCAATGACAGTTCCTATTGGTACAAGATCTCCACAGAAAGCAAAACAAACATTAGGTGAACTAATGTCTATATACAAAGAGGATATAAGATTAAATACAGATAGTGGAGAATTAAGTATAGATGGAAAACCTAAAATACAATTCTTTAAAAATTATCTGATGCCTTCTTCACCTAACGGTACACCAGATATACAACCTCTACCAGGTGGAGGTGACGCAACTGCTTTCTCTGATACAACAGTACTTAAATATTTTGCAAACAAATTAAGGATGGATTCGAAGATACCTGCTACTAGATTTGGTAGAGAAGAATCTGGATCTGAGGGGACTATTACTTTTACTGCAGAGGGATTAGATCAGGAAGAAGTTAGATTTGGTAAATTTATTAATAGGTTAAGATCTATATACCAAGAGATATTGATGAAGCCACTTTGGGTTCAGTTCTGTTTAGATTTTCCTCACTTAAAAAAGGATTACATAATAAAATCAGAATTTGGATTAGATTACGTAAAAGAGAATATGTTCAGAGAGGCTAAAGAAATGGAAGTTTTAACAGCAAGAAAGGATCAGGTTATTAAAATATCTGCTCTTATGGATTCTGCTGGTAAAAAATACTTTAGTATGGATTTCTTAGTTGACAGATGGCTTGGAGTAAAAGGACAAGACCTTCTTTCTAACAAAAAAGCTAAAGAAAAAGCAGCTGAAGAGAAGAAAAAAGCAGCTGAAGCTGAAGCAGGAGCTACTGGAGCAGAAGGAGCTACCGGAGCAGAAGGAGCTACTGGAGCAGAAGGTGGTGGAGAAGAATTTACACTATAAATTAAAAAATGGCTGGATTTTTAGATAACTTAGGAAAAATAAATCCGAATATCTCTAGGATATTAAAAACTATTAGCGGATTAGGGTCTTTTGGTATGGAATACAAAGACATGGTAATCCAAGACTCAATGGCAATAGGTGTATCCGAAGCTGATATGAGAGAAAGATTTGGATTTACTGATTCTGACGAGGATTTTATTTATAGTATAGCCGCACAGGATACTTCCAATAGAAAATACATTGCATACTTTGATAAGGATTACCCAGTCAAAAGAGACTTCCTTAGAACATTTGCTTTAAATGCTGAAATAGAATACATCTTAGACACTATATGCGACGAAGCTGTGGTTTATGATGAGAAGAACTTCTTTTGTCACCCAGCGCTAATGAGCATGGATCTAAAAGAGGATGTGGTTAAATCACTAAGAAAAAATTTCAGAAAACTATACGTGTTACATAACTTTGCTAACGGTCTTACTGGATGGCAATATTTTAGACAATTAGTAGTGGAAGGATTTTTAGCTTTTGAAATAATATACTCTAACGACGGAAAAGAAATAGTAGGTTTTAAAGAATTGGACGCAGTGAGCTTAACACCTGCAATAGAGAAAAAACCTGACGGAACAAGAGAAACTATATGGTGGCAGTATTACGGAGAAAATGTAAGACAAAGAAAGTTACTGGATGCTCAGGTCATTTACATATCTTATGCTAAAGCAAATACTGTTTCCCGTGTTTCGTATACAGAAAGACTTATAAGATCATACAACTTATTAAAAATTATGGAACATTCTAGAATAATCTGGAATGTTATGAATGCTCAATATAGAATTAAAATGACAGTTCCTATTGGAAGTAAAGCTCCACAAAAAGCTAAAGAGACTTTAGGAGAGCTTATGTCAGTATACAAGGAAGATATTAAGTTAGATACTATATCTGGTGAATTATCAATAAACGGTAGACCAGATGTGCAATTCTATAAAAACTACTTATTCCCTCAACAAGGAGGAGAATCGGTTAAGATAGAGACGTTGAATGCACAAGGTCCTAATCTAAATGTAATGGATTCTGTTGTTTATTTCTATAATAAACTAAGACAAGATTCCAAAATACCTTATAATAGATTCTCTTCAAGATTTGGGGTTGGATCTAATAACGTATTTAAGACTGGAGCTGATGGAGCAGAAAGAGATGAAGTTAGATTTGCTAAATTTATAACAAGACTTAGATCTATATTCCAAGAGATAATAGTTAAGCCTTTATGGATACAAATGTGTCTTGATTTTCCAGATCTTAAGAACGATTCTGAATTTAGAAGTCAGATAGGTGTTAAATTCGAAAGTGATAATCTATTTGGTGAATCAAGAGAAATAGAGCAGCTAATAAAGAAAATAGATTTCATAACATCAATGGGCGAAATCAAAGAAACTATAAACGAGGAAGAGGTTCAATTTTTCGATCAGAATTTTATGATTGAGCGATGGCTAGATCTATCATATGACGATATC